AGGTTAAGATAAAATGGCAAGTAATAAACTAACAGTATCAGATTTAGATTTTGATTCTATAAAAACAAATCTAAAAACATTTTTACAATCACAAGCAGAATTTCAGGACTATAATTTTGAAGGCTCAGGTTTTTCAATTCTTTTAGATTTACTTGCTTACAATACTCATTATCTAGGTTTCAATGCGAATATGTTGGCAAATGAAATGTACCTTGATAGTGCTGACATCAGAAAAAATATTGTGTCACTAGCAAAGATGTTAGGTTACACACCAACATCAGCAAAAGCTCCATCAGCAAGTTTAAATATTTTAATTAATAATGCTTCAGGCGCTTCAGTTACAATGTCAAAAGGAACAGTTTTCACTTCTAGTGTAAATGGTACAACTTATCAATTTGTCACTAATGCTACCCACACTCTCACACCAACTTCAGGTGTTTATCAATTTTCAAATATTCCCGTATATGAGGGAACATTAACAACATTTAAATATACAGTTAACACTTCTGATCCTGACCAAAGATTTGTTATACCAAGTGCTAATGCTGACACTACAACTCTAAAAGTTCAAGTTCAAAATTCAGCAAGTGATACTACAACATCAACTTATACATTAGCAACAGGATATACTAGTTTAGACTCAACAAGTAAAGTTTATTTTTTACAAGAAGTTGAAGATGGTAAATTTGAAGTTTATTTTGGTGATGGTGTTATTGGACAAGCTTTAAGTGATGGTAATATTGTAATTTTAGAATACATTGTTACTAATAAAACTGAAGCTAACGGTGCCTCAACATTTGCATTATCAGGTTCAATTGAAACTTTTTCAGATGTTTCAATTACAACAGTTTCAAATGCTCAAGGTGGTTCTGAGCCACAAACAAAAGAGTCAATTAGATATAATGCTCCTTTACAATATTCAGCACAAGATAGAGCAGTCACAACAAGTGATTATGAAACAAAAGTATTAGAGTTATATCCTAATGCTCAATCAGTTTCAGCTTGGGGTGGTGAAGATGATGAAACGCCAGTTTATGGTGTTGTAAAGATTGCGATTAAAGCGGCGTCAGGTTCTACTTTAACTGATACTACTAAACAATCTATTATCACTCAATTAAAAAGATTTAATGTGGCTTCTGTTAGACCAGAGATTGTTGATCCAGAAACGACTTCAATTATATTAACTTCAAATATTAAGTATGATGAGAAGGCAACAACAAAAACAGCCGATACTTTGAAATCAGAAATTACAACAACTATAACAAATTATAATACAAATACATTATCAAAATTTGATGGTGTTTTTAGACACTCAAAAATTACAGGTTTAATTGATGATACAGACACAAGTATTTTATCAAATGTTACAAGTTTATTAGTTAGAAAAACATTTACACCTACTTTAGGTTCATCAACAAGATATGATGTTTATTTTAGAAATGGTATTTTCAATCCGCATACAGGACACAAATCAAATACAGGTGGTGTAATCAGTTCATCAGGATTTAAAGTTACTGGCGATACAACAAATGTTTATTACCTTGATGATGACGGTTCAGGTAATATTAGAAGATATTATTTTGTAGGCTCAGTTAGAACATATGTAAATAATACACAAGGTACTGTTAACTATGCTACAGGACAAATTACAGTTAATTCGTTAGACATAGCTTCAGTAGAAAATATTAGAGGTTCATCATCAACAGTTATTGAGGTTACAGTTGAACCAGCGTCTTATGATATAGTTCCTGTTAGAGATCAAATTTTAGAAATAGATACGGCAAATTCATCAATCACAGTAGAGGCAGATACCTTTGTTGGTGGTTCTGCTGATGCTGGTGTAGGGTATACAACAACATCTAATTACTAATGGCAACATTTAAAGATAAAATATCACAACTGATTAATAGTCAGGCTCCAGAGTTTGTTGTTGAACAACATCCCAAATTTTTAGAGTTTGTTAAAACGTATTATACGTTTATGGAATCAGCCGAGTTGGGTGTAACTTCTGTACAAACAACAGATGGTATTCAATTAGAAACAGAAACAGCACAAGAGAATGAATTAATTTTAGATGGTTCTCGTATTGATACAGACAGAACACAATTAGACGCCGGTGATAAAATACTTTTAGAAAGTTCTACTTACGGAAAGTTTACAAGAGGTGAAACTATTACAGGTCAAACTTCAGGTGCTACGGCAACAATTCTTACTGAAGATTTAGATAACAACAGACTTTTTATTTCAGCACAAGATAAATTTATAGATGGTGAAATTGTTTTAGGTAATTCATCAAATGCTAGTGCTATCATTAATAATTATAAACCTAATCCTGTAACTAATATACAAGAGTTATTAAACTTTAGAGATCCTGATAAAGTTATCTCTAATTTTTTAACAAAATTTAGAAACGAGTTTTTAAACTCTTTGCCTGAAAATTTAGATACAAGTGTAGATAAAAGAAAATTAATTAAAAATATTAAATCACTTTATCGAGCAAAAGGTACAAATAGAGGACATGAATTATTTTTTAAATTATTATTTAATGAAGATTCAGAAACAATCTATCCAAGAGAAAATATATTAAGAGCTTCTGATGGTAAATGGGATACACAATTGATAATGAGATCAATTCAATCAAGTGTTCAAAAGTTAACAGGTGATACAGCAGATTTAATTGGTAGAAGAATTACGGGTGAAACTTCTGGTGCTTCAGCTATTGTAGAAAATGAGTTTAAATTTCAAATTGGAACAAATGTAATAACCGAATTTATTTTAAATCAGGATACAATTTCTGGTACTTTTCAAACAGGTGAAGTTTTAAGAGGTACTGCAACAGATGGTAGTGATGTTTTTATCAAGTCAACTATAACAGGTATTCCTAATTCAACTACTTTAACAAATGACGGTAGTTTATATAATGAAGGAGAAACTGTAGGTGTTTCAGGTGGTGGTATAGGAGCAATTGTAAATGTTGATGCAATTGGTAGAGGTAGTTTAACAAATTTTTATATAGAAGATGGTGGTTCAGGTTATGAAATTGGTGACGATATTGTATTTGATAATACAGGCACAGGCGGAGGTTCAGCAATAGCAAAAGTTTCAGTTGTCAATGGTGGTTTTACACAAGAAGAATCATCATCAACAACAGACGATCATATTATATTAGAAGATGAAACTGTAAGAGGAGATCCTTATACAGGAAATAAAATTGTACAAGAGAGTAACACAGGTTCAGGTGATATTACAGACATTAGAATAATTGATGGTGGTTCAAATTATCAATCACTACCTATAGTAACAGTTGACGATACTAATGGATCAGGGGCTTCAATATTTACTTATGGTTCAGAAATAGGTAGAATACAAAGTTTAAGAATTGTTGAATCAGGTGCTGAATATCAACAATCGCCTACACCACCAACTTTAACTTTAAGATCAAAAGTTTTAGTATTAGATAAATCAGGGAACTTTACAACAAGTGAAACGGTTTCAGGAACAGGTTTAGATTCTAGTGCTATAACAGCAACTGTTATTTCTTACGATAATGATAGAAATATTTTAACTTTAAGTGACGCTACAGGAACATTCTTATCAGGTTCAACTATTACAGGAAATGATAGTGGTGCTACAGCTTCAGTTGAAATTACAGATCCTGCTAGTGCTTCAGCAACTGTATCATCTACAGCCAATACACCAGGTGCTTTTTTAAATGAAGATGGATTTTTATCTGAAACAACAATGAGAATACAAGATAGTTTATATTATCAGGACTTTTCATATGTGTTAAAAGTAGGACGAACAATTAATGATTGGAGAGATTCATTTAAACAAACAATGCACACTGGTGGTTTTTATTTTACAGGCCAGGTTAATATTGCTACAAGAGTTAATGCTCAGTTAAGAACATTTGAAACTGTTAATACTGGTGTTGAGTATGATGGTATACAAATGATATTAAATACATTGTTCTCAACAATATTTGGTAGAAGATTAGGAACAACTACAGACGGTACAACATTGAGACCAAATTCAAATTTAGGTGTTGATCCAGACTTTACAGATTCAACAGCTTCAGCATTTAGCAATTCTACAAGAGATGTAACTTTAAACCAACAAATTACTTTACAATTTCAAATCAAAGAAAAAACTGATATTAGAGATAATACAACTAATTTTGGTAGAGCTGTTGCTGGTCCTACATTTAAGAGTGTTGGTAAATTAATATTAGGAAGTGCTTTTGGAAGTCAAGTACCAATAGAGAGATTAAAAGATTTAAGATTAGGTGGAACTTTAAATACAAATATTGATGGAGAATTAAACAATTTATCTGATTTTAATTATCCTTTAAAAACAAACTTTGCTATACCTAGTGAACCATGGCAGTTATCTAGTGACAGTTTTGATGAAGACCAAGACACTTTTGATACGACAAGTATTAGCTTTGATGCTGCTTAAAAATGAGTATAAATAGTAATGTGGAATATGAAGTTTATATAAATGATGTAAAAATTGATTCCGATAACTATAAAATTGAAAATAAAGTTTTAAAGTTTAAGGAACCACCAAAAGCAAACGATAAAATTAAAGTTGTAAGAAGAAAAAAAGATGGCAAAACAAATAGTTAATGTAGGTACAACTCCTAATGACGGAACAGGTTCTACTATAAGAGCTGGCGGTCAAATAATTAACAGTAATTTTGATGATATTTACCAAGTATTCGGTGATGGATCAACTCTAAATTTTGATATTGCATCTCCATCCAATGGCGAAGCAATTGTCTATAACTCATCCACAGGAAATTGGGAGCCAGGCTCTCCATCTTTTAGTTCAGATTTTTCATTAAATGCTGATAGTGGTTCACTTCAAACTATCAGTTCAGGTGATACAATGGTTATTTCTGGAGGAACAGGAATTGATACTGTTGCCTCAGCTACAGACACAGTAACAGTTTCGATTGATTCAACAGTTGCAACTGCTTCATCATCAACAACATTTACAAATAAAACTTTTGATGCTAATGGTACAGGAAATTCTATCACTAATTTAGAAGTTGCTGATTTAGCGTCTGGTGTTTTAGACACAGATATTTCAAGTGTATCAGCAAGTGATGATACATTAGCTTCAGCAAAAGCTATTAAAACTTATGTAGATACAATCGCAGCTGCTGGTATTCATTATCATACAGCAGTAAGAGTAGAGTCGCCATCAAATTTAAATGCTTCATATGATAACGGTACTTCAGGTGTAGGTGCAACTTTAACTAACAC